CAAGTCTTTACATTTGACGAATTACATTTAAGGTGCGGTATGCGTGATGAAAAAGGTCCTTGGAATCAAGTGTTTAAGAGAAAATTTAAAGATAAAGATAAATTATATTTTCAAAAACTTATGAAGGAAGGTGTTGATTTGAATTTACCACCAAAAATAATCATAGATACAATACATCAAGTTAAAGGTGGGGAAGCAGATAATGTTGTCCTGGCGAGCAAATGTAACTTTCCATCACATTACGATAAAAAAAATTTAGCAGATAAAGTAAAAGAACTTAGAGTTTGGTACACAGGTGCCACTAGATCTAAACAAACGCTGCATCTGTTAGGTACATACCATCAATATAATTTTCCATTAGGAAAATATTTTAAATTATACGAGGCTAATTATGTTTAGAAAATTAATTTTAGACGCTTTGGAAGATAGATACAATGCACAAATATCAGAGGCAGAGGCAACACTAAAAATTTATTTAGAAAAACCAGTAGCGATAGGAGAACACCCACAGCATGTTGATGAAGCAGATAAGTTAGTGGAAAAAATAGCTGCTGCCGAAGAAAAATTAAAAGTATTACAGGAGTATAAATTATGACAGACAAAGATATGTTTGAAGAAGCTTTTCCAGAAGATAAGCAGGTTGGCGGGAGCCACTACCAACACTATCTCATTCAGCCCTATGAATTTATTTCTAAAAATGAGTTAACATTTTTTCAAGGTAATGTAATAAAATATGTTATTAGATATCCATACAAAGGTGGGATAGAAGATCTAGAAAAAATAAAACACTATTGTGATTTGGAAATTAAAAAGATGAAAGATGCCAAAAGAAAAAAATAAAACAATAAAGTGTGAGATTTGTATAACAGTGCCTTCAGTGATAATACATGAAAAAATTTATTATTGTGCGGATTGTTATATTTTTGAAACAAAAGTTCCAATGAGTGAATCAATACAAAACCTCTACGCTGAAGGACAAAACAAAAAACTTTTAAACTAATGACACATCAATTAAATTTTGTATACAACGACAGTGATTGGATAGCTCCAGCTGAGTATCCTGATCTAAGACAAGCCAAAGATATAGCAATTGACCTGGAGACTAAAGATCCAAATATAAAAACAAAAGGTGCAGGTTGGGCGACCTTTGATGGAGGTATCGTAGGTTTTGCAGTAGCTGCACTTGGCCAACAGTGGTATTTTCCAATTCAACATGATGCAGGTGGTAATATGGATTTAACTATTACTACAGCTTGGTTTCAGGATATTTTAAATTTACCTGCTACCAAAATTTTTCACAATGCAAGTTACGATGTTGGTTGGTTGTTAGTAAATGGTTTTAAAATTAATGGTCCTATTGTTGATACAATGATAGCTGCAGCATTAATAAATGAAAATAGATATAGTTTTAGTTTGAATGCATGTGCTAAAGATTATTTAGGTGAAATTAAAAACGAAACATTTTTAAATGAAAAAGCTAAAGAGTGGGGTATTGATCCAAAGGCTGACCTTTGGAAGTTACCTGCAGGTTACGTTGGATTTTATGCCGAGCAAGATGCAGGTTTGACTTTACGTTTATGGGAAAGATTAAAAACAGAAATTACAAAACAAAATTTACATGATGTTTGGGACATGGAGATGGAGTTACTTCCTATCTTAATTGAGACAAGACAAAGAGGCATAAGAGTTGATGAAGCTAAGGCTGCAAGTTTAAAGAAAGAATTTGTAACTAAGGAAAAATCAATTTTACATGACATAAAAAAACAAACTACTTTGGATGTAGACATTTGGGCAGCAAGATCAGTAGCGCAGGTGTTTGATAGAATAGGTGTTGATTACCCACGGACACCGAAAAGTGATGAGCCAAGCTTTACGCAAAACTGGCTAGTAAACTGTGATAACCCGATAGCGCAACTAATAAGACAAGCAAGAGAAATAAATAAATTTCATTCAACATTTATAGACTCCATTCAACGTTATGTTCACAAAGGTAGAATACATTCTGAAATAAATCAATTAAGATCTGACCAAGGCGGAACTGTATCAGGACGTTTATCATATTCTAACCCTAACCTGCAACAGATCCCTGCAAGAAACAAAGAATATGGAGATAAAATTAGAAGTTTATTCTTACCTGAAGAAGGAAGACAATGGGGCAGCTTTGATTACTCACAACAAGAACCAAGATTGGTAGCTCATTACGCTGCGTCTGTGAATGATCATTTTGAAGGTGCAGCTGAATTTATAGAAGCTTATAAAAACGAGTCTGCAGACTTTCATCAAATCGTAGCTGACATGGCAGGTATAACAAGAACTCAGGCCAAAACAATTAATCTTGGATTATTTTATGGGATGGGGAAGGCAAAGCTTGGTAAAGAATTAGGTATTTCAAAAGATAGAGCTGAGGCTTTGTTAAGACAATATGGAGAAAGAGTCCCATTTGTTAAAAAATTAGCTACGGATGTATCTAGCTCTGCATCAAAATATGGCTTTATTCGAACAATAAAGGGTCGTAAATGCCGATTTGATATGTGGGAGCCTGCTACCTTCGGAATGAATAAAGCAATGCAGTACGAAGAGGCTAAGGCCATATATGGAAATAACATTAGAAGAGCTTTTACTTACAAAGCTTTAAATAGATTGATTCAAGGATCAGCTGCAGACCAAACAAAAGAAGCCATGATACAATGCTATAAGGCAGGATATAAACCTTTATTACAAATTCATGATGAACTTTGTTTTTCAATTGACAAAGAAGAAGATATTAAAAACGTTAAGGAGATAATGGAAAATGCAATCGAAAGTCTTAAAGTACCTTCCAAAGTTGATATTGCACTCGGACGATCCTGGGGAGAAGCTAAGGAATAGTAGCCCCTGCAAAACTTGCAAGGGCCAAAAAGTTATTCTTGAGATTGAGGATCTTGAGATTGTTCGGAAGGATCCGTGTCCTGATTGTTCTCCGACTCCTTCTCTTCTTCGATCTTACGCAGCCTTTTAAGTTCTGCATAATAACTTGGGTGTTTCCATTCAAACATTTTTGCTCTCCTATATTTTATTTTTTAACATTATACCATGAGCAATTTTTTGATTTTTTATTTTATTGAATAGTAGACGATCACCTGCACCAGGGGTTTAATTCTAGCTGCGACAACGAATGCTTTTTGACTAGGGACAGTTGTAGCCTACGATTTTGATTATTTTTTTTAAAAAGCTAGTTTAACTAGCTATATCAAGAAGACCTTTTTTAGCGTCTTCAACACTTTGATCATTAATCTTTTTCTTAAGATCTTTGATCTTTATATCAATCCACTTCATATCAGTCGTTACTCTTCCCTGCTGCAACGCCTGTGTTGCCCACTTGGACTCCAATTGAAGCTTCTCCGATATTAACTTTTGTAGTTGCATCTCGGTCAACCTCCTCGAAGGTTAGGAATAAATGGTCAGGATTATGATATCCAGGCCCTTCCCTTTCAATTACATCTCCTGAGTCAACCTTCTTTACAAAACACTCAAGAGCGGCTTTATCGTTCTCAGCCTCAAGCATCTCATTAACATATATATTTTTATAGTTTGCTTGGACGCGATATAGCTTCATGTAGTATTATATATCAAATAGTGACATAAATGCAACTATGTGGTTGTTTTAGGTTTTTTTGGTGGAACAATGTTTTTTGTGTCAAGTTCTTTACACTCAAATTTTATAGCTAATTTTTCATTTTCTACCCTTTCAAGGCCATAATAAGCGTCATTATTGGCTAATTGATCTAATGTTGCACCAGCAATTTTATAACCTGCCTGAGCACATTCATAATGACTTTTAAACGTAAATCCAGTTATTGTGCTTTCATAACAAGCACCTTGAACAACACTGCATAAATGTAAAATTAATAAAAATTTTGTCATAAAGTCCTATAATATCCTATCTTTTTATTTACTTGCAAATCCCATGAAAATAATTATATATCTGTCCATGAATATTAACATTAACAAAGAGGTTATCATGTCTAATGACAAAAAGGAAGCGTCTGCTTTGGGCGATCTTAAAGAAGCTTTGGTGTTGAGACCTGAATGGGAAATCAAACCAAAACAAAAACAAAGCACAGAAGTCTTCACTGTTATATTCAACGAAGATACGAAAGTATTAGAGCTGCATATAAATGGTGAAGCGTACAGCGAGGTACCTGCGAAAGATAACATAGCTAATCAAATTAGATACCATGAAGTCTTAAGCAACGTTGTAAATAAATTTGAACTTTGGAGGATCCGTGAGAAAAATTAATATTAAATCTAAGTCTCCAGAGTTTTTAGAGTTTATCGAAAAGTTAGACTCTACAATTTCCAAGACGCAGCACTTAACTGCAGATGGAAAAGGAATGGACAACACAGATCAACATTTCAAAGATCAAGTAAAACGGATAGCGACCACTAGACTTGAATTTGAATTTTCAAATCCTGTGTATCCAATTAATGAATGGGTTGCAGCTGATCTAGTTTGGTCAGAGATACAAGCTATTCAAGATGAAGAAGATATAAAAGCAGTAGTGAGGGCACGAGATGTACAATAAAAACGTTTTATATTTTTTTCTTTTATTAATCATAATGCTAATCTCACCAAAAGTATTTTTACTTATGATGGGTGGCTTATTCTATACAATGTTCTAACCAAGGAGGATAAATGAACAAAAAAATAGAAAATAAATTTTTTGTAACAACTGATTACACTAAATTTAAAAAAACTAGAGGTAATAGACCTGTAGATGAAGCACATGTGGCTCAACTTAAAAAGTTAATTGCAGAAAAAGATTTATTCGATCCTATTCGAGTAAATAGAAATATGGAAGTCATTGATGGCCAACATACTTTGGAAGCAAGAAAACAATTAGATCTGAAAGTTCCATATATAATTATGGACTCAGATGATCCGCTTGATGTTGCAAGACTCAACACAGGTAGAAAAAATTGGTCAATGCAAAATTATTTAGATCAGCATTGTGCCAGAAATAAAATGGACTACAAAATTTGTAGAAACAAAATGGCTCAGTACGGAATAAACGTTGCTGAAGCTGTGGTCCTTTTATTAAAACAAACTTCACTATGGTCAAGAATCAGTAATGATTTTAAGACAGGTAGGTTTGTAATTCCTGCAGGAGGTATAGAACACTGTGATAAAATCGGAGCACG